TGCCAACGCAACGGCCCCCGTTAGGAGGCGGTCACCGTTGTTCCGGCCACCAATAAAGGTAGCCGGGCATGTCCGTTACTGGCTCTCGCCAGCAAACCCACTTTCGCACGTATTCGTGTGTGAAGACGGGCACCTTCGACGTGATTGTCGGACGGAATGCTCGGGCGCTTTCCCATGGCCCAGCGAAGAAGACTTGTGTCTTCTTAGAAAGAAACCACAGGTAGTAACCACGAGAATCAGGAAACTCAACGTCCACGGATTTCGGGACGTATGCTTTGAATTTCCGGATTCCTCGATGGCGCTTCCGTTCCTGAATCAATTTCTTGACGAATGCTTGTCTGGTGGTTATCCATACGCCAGACAAAGTGCTCTCGTTCCAAGGAACAACAGGAAGCTTGAAATCCCGGATAATGTTCGACATTAATCCGGCTAACTCCCCTCCTGGAATGCACAACTCCCGAACCGTATTAACCAGGTGACATAGGTAAACATTCTGCTTACCTATCTTCCTGACGTACACGGGAGTTACATTCACACCACCGTAGAAATCACCTCCGCAAGACTCCCGAAAGGGGCCCTCGCAGTATGACTTCTGTGAATTGATGGTGAAGCCAAGAAACCTTGTAAGGGCTTGGAAGGACTCAAAATTCTCTACGGGGAGTATTACATCATCCCCGTAAACAGAGAAATCCTTCTTTTGTGAAACAGCCCAGCAAGCGGCGGCGAACAACAGCGTCTCGATCACAAACGTCGTTCCGTTCCCCATACTGGAGAACTTAGAATAGACGTGTTTTTGTGAACCCTTAGCACCAAGGCGATACCCTGGAGAACGCACATCCGTTAGAAAAGCAAACCATTCCTCTGGAAATACCAGAGCAACGGCATTATAGCTAATCGTGTCGGAGGCGCTTTTGAAGTCGACGGTGGCATTTCTGCCATCGATAGACGCTCTAAGAGCTAGCTGTTGATTCACAGATTGGTTCGACAGATCAATTCCAACGGCTTTGAGTTTCCGTTTGGCGTACTTGTCGAATGCTAACTGAAGAGGAAGATTACCTTCAGGTTCGCAAGCTATAGTACGGTCTGTCTTCCAATTCTTAGGTACGAACTCTACCCGATTTGTAACTGTAGTCTTTACCCGAAGGTTCTCGAACCCGTAATGGGCATAGATCGCCTTCAAATATTTGTGGGCTCTACGAGTTGCATAGAGCTTTAGCCGCATCTTCAGCGGCGGTAAAGACTCTTCACGCTTTCGGGAGGCAGTTGCTCCAGGTGTCACTCTAACTAGATCGTGCAACGAGTCTAGAAAGGGCTCGATTTCACCAAGAACGTTACGTATGTAACGTTGCATCCTCAGGATATGTAAACGGAATTCGTCAGGCAACGCCTGATTGTTCCCTACATACTGTCTGAGGCGGTTGTTGGTCGTGGAGCAGTTGGCTTCACACTCATCAAATGAGCGTTTAGCTTCTGCAGCACATTCCAACGGTTGCGCAAAGTCGGCATTCTTCTTAAAGAAAGCTTCGACCTGCCTGAGAAACCGAAACTCCTCGATCGAATGCAATGCACGATCGAAATGACTAGAGCATGTGGCTAGTCCAGCTAGGTTTCTAGATCTAAGGAATCCTAAGATCTTTTCTACCAAAGCGGGGTTCACCACAACAGCTTGGTCGGCTATATAGCACCGGGCGACCTCGTATGCCATATCCTTAGGTCTCATTATGAGATCCTTTCCTTCTAGAAGATGTTTAAGTTAGGCCGCAACACACAAAGCAACGCGTAACTATAAGCTATGAGTAGAATGCTTATAGCGACGATTGCAGTTGCGACAATCTTTATCTTCATTTACAACCATCCCTGGGTGTTGACTGAGTTGGTGAAGTCATCCGACTGGATGATATCACGGAACACTACCAACGCCGCAGCGATATCTGTAGCTTTACCAGCTATCGGAAATCGGACGATCGCTTCGAAGGAGACCTTGTTGGACAGGACCAGATCTTCGGCGTCCACAGTCGCGTAAACAACTTTCGCGCTGTATTCGCTGACAACCTGGTTCCCTTCCGGAACACGCCTCTTCTCAATGACCAGCTTGGGCTTTGCAGCCGTATGACCGGTCACGGTTGACGTGCGAGAGTTCCCATTGTTGGAAAACTCTGTGAGTGCAGTGCTCATTCCTGCCATAGTTTGTTACCTATTCCTTTCTTACGTTGCACCAATAGGCCCACGAGATCAACGATCTTCAATGGGTTTAGGCGCAGTTTGTACTGCGGTGATAAAGGAACGTCACAGGGTATGCGTCTTTCAATCCATGCTTCACATGTTCCAGTTTGGTCCCACGTTCCAGTAATCGCGTTGGGCATGACGGTGTATGGGACGTAATGTCCCGTATACGACCGTACTACCTTTACGTACTGTCCTGTAGATGCCGAATACTGGTTCACGATGTCATGGAAAGCCGCCGCTGCTATCGCTTGGCCAACCCCGATAAACCAATCAAGCACAAAACTGAGTGGAATTAATTCCCAACCAGTTTGAAGTGGATTGAATTGGAATTGGGGGACCTCGATATCAGCGATCACACTCCCTCTTTGGCCCGTCTCAATCTCGTCAACAATTGTATGCTGAAAGACGGTTGGGGCCATTAAAGTCTCTCTCTCCGTAACCACAGTTTTCGTAGCCTTCTGGCTTCGAGTCTTACTGTAGCGCGTTCTCCGCTGGAGGTCAAACTCTGCAATGACACGACTAAGATCATCGATGTCATATAGCAAAGTTCGCCACCCGTACCGCGCAGATAGCCATTCACCTGCGATTGCCTTCTTGGACAACGGCAACCTTTTGCTAAGCTTTTGATAACGATCAATAGCTTTCGCGAAGGTCTTAGCCGTGGCCGTGAAGAGCTTTCCGACAGATGTTAGCTCCGCAAGGAAAGTGAGTGTATCATGTCCTTCGCCATAAATCGCTGCAGCCGCCTTCTGGACGTAATAATTGTCCATGGGAGGAATTAACGCAGCTAGGTCATTGTAGGACACGATCCAATCTGAAAAGTAAGCGAACACCCCCGACTGTACCCAGAAATCGGTGTACCTAGTCGTACCAGCCCAGTACCGTAGATTATAAACGGCCTCTGTGCTACCCTTCTGATAAAACTGCCAGAAAGGCGTGTGTGGGATAAGTTCTCCTCTTTTCAGACGAGTGTGAAAGTGATCCACATTGAAGCCAACGGTCCAATGCTCCTCTTTGCCCAGTAGATAAGGCGCAGAGGCGTAATTAATTAGACCGCCGTAAGGAACACCGTTTCGGTATTCCTGACCTTTCCGGACACAGGTAACTGTGTTCTCGAATGGGCCACTATGCTTCTCACGACGTTCAAAGAACCTCTCAGTCATTCTAACTCCTTTCGGAGCTTGAATGCCCTCTTGATCGTCTACATCCTATCGAGAGATAGTAAGCAAAACTATCCTCTTAGAGAAGTAAAGTCACAAAAGGGAAACTGATAGCTCCCTGATGTAATAAAGTCCAGCGCCCGCTAAACGCCG